GGCGACGTTGGTTAGCGTCGTTGCATGGTCGGGCGGAGTACCGGTGTTCACGGTAAATGCCAATGGACCCACCGGGTATTCGCTTTCACGCAGATGATCACGCAAGAGTTGCAGGCCCGATATAACCCGCGTGTTGTTGATGTCTTTAACGTTCGTACCTACGGCGATAACGAGTTCACCTGCACCAACGGTAAGGGCTGCAGCCGCTTGGACGGATACTGTGAAACTGGGTTTTGAGTCAGCAATACTGCCAACAGCAATTTTGTCCACTTTCTTCTCCTTAAAAAAGGGGTCCCGATACCGGGACCCCAACTCACACTTCGCCAGAAGTACGGGTTAAATCGTGTCTGCTAGCTGCAGGTTGACGATATGCTCGTCCTCGACACGAACCGCGCCGATTGTCATAAACGAGTAGATGCGCCACGCGAAGCTGATCGACGGGTCTTCCGCGATCCGAGACGTAATATCCCGATCAACCATCATACCGAGTGCTTTCTTGGTCATAGCAAAGCAGTCAATATCGGTACCGGGGGCGGTTGGGTGGTTCAACCGTGTGGAGACAACCCACTGGTATCCCATCCAATTGTCGATGTAGCCCATTTCCGCGAGGGCCTTGACGTACACGTAGTCACCACTGGTGGCTTCCGTGAGTTGCAGGAGCTTGCGCGCCTGAACCGGTCCAATGACCATACATTTCGGCTCGTCGGGATCGATATCGTTGTCGAGGAACTTCTCAGTTACCTGCGTTACGAGATCGAAGTTAAGGCTGGTGTCGTAAACGTCAACGGTCACACCGAATACCTTTTGGGCAGCGGGGAAAGGGTTGGCTACACCAAGCCCATCGAGGGCTGTGCCTGTTGCGGCGGCAATGATCTCGTCGTCGAAAGCTCGCCTCATTGCATAGCCTTGCGACTGTGCGAGGTTCGAATTCGGGTCGATGATCATTTGCACGATGTCTTCTTGCTCGGTTGAATCACCGACATCGTACGTCGTTGGAACGCTTACGCGTCTGGACCACGGGAAATCTTGGACCGGGGTCGCTTGCAACCGGGTGCTCTTGACCTGCGCTTCTGCAGTTCCGAGGCGCTCCCAATTGTGCTCTTCAGAGTTGACACCACGCTCCGTAATCTTGCTACGGAGCCTTGATGGCATCTGTTGCGCCAGATGGCGCAGAATGCTTTCGAATGTTGATACGAAAACATTGTCGACTGTATTAACCATGAGTGGCTCCTACTACGTTAAAAGATTAAACGCTTGGAGCTACCCGATTTAACTCGGACCCTCAGCTTAGGGATTCCGTCCCTCACTGGAGGTGATAAAGGACCCAGACTTGGGCTGCCCTCCATCGATCTCATTCCCGAGGAGTATACCACATCCGCGCCCGTCTGTCAACCCCCGGAAGGTTTATTCGCAAGTTTCTCTAGCTGAGCCACATATTCTGGCCAGTTCGCTTCTTGCAGCTTGCACCAAGCAGTTTGTTCTTCGACAGGGCGCTTAGGGTTGAGTCGACAAAACTCTGGTCGCTCATGGTAGATACGGCAACGATTATCATCGTCAAGGTGAATGCACGCTTTGTCACCCCGATCGAGTTCTGGGGCCTTAAAACCGGCCAACCGGCAACAGGCCCCACAACTCCAGCATTCAAACTTATCCGCCACCAGCCGCTGCTGCCCTGTTCAGGTCAACAACGCGCTGTACGTATTCTGCATGCTGCGGGTGACTACCATCCCAATAGGGGCCTTTCCGGTCGCCCATAATCTCGGCAACCCGGGCCTTTGCCTCCCCCGGAGTTACTCTACTGGTATGCTCGTCCTTGTTGAAGTTGATGCCCTCGGTACCAAGCTGTTTCCCTATGTTATAGAGCCACTTGGCCGCTTCTGCCGGTAACTTGCCGTTCGCGGCCATTTCCAGCATTTCCTTAGGCGCACCGGTACCCTTCATAACAGCGTCGACCAGTTTGAGGTTATCCTCGTAGACAATCCCCCACTCCATCTTGAGTTCACGCGTGGCGGTTACAGCCGCCTCAGTTTGCGCTTCCTGCTGAGTCGTGGTGTAGTCATTTATACTGGTGATCAGCTTGGTGTACTGACCTTTGCTTAGCCCTATGGAGTGGGCTAGTTCTGCGAACTCCTTCAAACGGGTAGCGTCGATTTCCTCCGGGTGTTCATACCCGGCAGCTTCGTCCGGACGCCCTAGCGATTTGTACAACGCGTCCATGGATTCCTGATTATCCACATCAGGCGTCCGGATTAGGCCGGGTACCTTCTCACCGAGTTTAGCGTAGAAGGCCTTTGTCGCATCGTCCCCGGCTTCTGGACCCGGGATACGAATTGACTGGCCTATCATAGCTTGACCGTCGATGAATTGTTGGGCAAGGCTGCTTACGTCCTTGACATCCGCCAATCCCTTATGCTCTTTTAACTCGTCGGAGAGGTTATCCCTCCAATTCGGTTCTTCTGGCATTTTCTTTATACCTTATCATCTGGCGAATGTAGATTACAACGTCTCTTGCACCGACCTTGTAGTTCGTTTCCGCATCATCTTTCCCGATCAATTTGTCGGGATTAAATTCCTCTTCTAAAGACTCGAGAACTTTCACTCCAATTGGCGAAGTGAATAACTTATGAAAGTCTCCTGCCTTCTTTCCGAGGGCCTCTATCGCAGCTTCTTTAGGCTGCTTCGGTTCCTTCTTCTGGTCCAACTGCTGGTACTCCTCTTATTGCTGCTTCACCCTTACCAAGGGCTTCCATACCCTTACCCACCTGCTCGTCTTCCATGCCTTGCTGGGTACGAGCTGTTGCATCTTCACGATCCTTACGCAACTTCTTGATCTCCGCATTGGAGTTCATGAGCTTCGCGGGTACTCCTTCCAACGATCCGAGTTCTTTGCCAATCTCATCCCAATTCGGGATGTCCAAAACCTCAGGAGCAACTTCACCGAGTTCGGCAAGAGAAGCAACCCACCGGGAGACACCTTGAGCGATATCCGCTCTTTGTGCTCGTACCAGTGGCCCGGTGTATATAATATCAAGCTCGCCGTTGGTCTTTTCCGTAATTCCAACAGGCAGTTCATTGAATTGCCCCGCTCGGTATAGGATATTAAATGTGCGTTGGACGAGTGGGTCCAAGTAATCCGATTGAAGTCGTCCAAGTGTAGGTCCCAGTAACCGTTGCATAAGTTCATAGCGTGTTTGAACCTCAGTCGCGGTCATTGCCGGAGATTCTTTTAGTTCCAGTTGATCCACGTAGAAAATAGACCGGATTGATTGTTTCAGCTGTTCCCTCTGCAACTGGGATACGTCAAATCGTGCTCCGGACTCGTAAGGTTCCATCGAGTCCATTGACCGCACAACGGTCATACCAGCAGGTTCCAAGTCGAGGTCGGACAACAAGCCCCTTTCTGTCACTTTAGTCGGAGGGTCGACAACCTTCTCGGTAGCTTTTAGAATAAGCTCAACGAGGCTGTTGATTGTCAGTATATCCGGAAGCGCGATCATTGCTGGACCGTGACCCCACATCGACTTGGAAGTCTTTCGCCACCGGGGTATAAACGCGGGCATTTCATAGTACCCACCTTCTTCCCCCAGTTCATAGCTATCCTTATGCAGGATATGCTTCATACCCCAAGGGCGCTCTTTGGCTGCGAGTACCTTGGATACGTCGGCGTCTTGCTTGTCCTCACGTGGGTAGATACACATTACCACCATGAGTTTCTTGTCTATCGATTCAACACTTTGGGATTGGGTGTACAGTGTCTCAGGTACCCCCTCCTTACCAAATTTGGTTACGATCTGCTCGGCGGTCCACATGTAACGCCTATAGGCCCGGTTCGCTTGTCCGGTGTGGTCCTGCTCGAACCAAGTCTCCTCGACCGGGACGGATTGAAAGTTGAGTTTTTGAAATACGCCATTTTTCTCTTCAACTTCCTCGATGATCAATGAGGTACCATACGACACGAGGTCAATATACGTCTCGTTGGCTTCCAGATTGAAATTCGAATCCTGTAACGCTGTGAAGCACTTATGGGCAGCATCTTCCAGCCATGCCCGGGCATCGCGATCATCGTTAAGCTCCGCTTCCCGCCACGCTAACTCAAACCAACGTATAGCGGGGCTAGTAAGAGAGCCGTGTATACTAGCAGCAAGAGTACCAGCAGCGTCAATCGCGGTGGAATCGAATACCTCACGGTTGTCTCTCCACGTCACGGCATGTTCCGAGTTAATGTCCCGGAAGAAGTCCCCACGGAAGGGGACTACCAGCTTGTTGATTACTTCCCACACGTCCTCAACAGTCTTACGTTGCGACACTAGGTAGTCAAAGCGTTTTTTAATATCACTGCCGTCCATTTCTCATAGTCCCATCGTCGTTAAACATCCACGGATACATATCCATTGCTTGTTGCTTCTGGCTTTGTTGTCTACCCTTTATTGCTCTTTTGACACCGAAATGAGCGGAGGATACCTTAACTCCTCCGATATAATCCCTCCAGCCAACACTGAGATAGCGCATAGCGTCTGCGGGGTGACTGGCCCAATCATGTAAAGGCTTGTCTCGGAACATCTGGAGCCGATCATCGTATTCACGGCGGTACGAGTATAGCCCATCAAGAAGCCTTCCGCACGTAGGCTCATTGAAACGCGCAACCCTAATGATCGCCCTTGTCGCATCTATGCCATCCTGAACCGGGATTTTCGGTACAACGTCGAACGCAAATCCGAGCGCAGACGCGAATTCGACCCTTGTCTTTCCGGTCGTCCAATCGTGGTTTTCAAGGTCGTGCGGTCCCCAGTGTTCGTCGTAGTCGTAGGGGTAAGAACGGATGTCCCTAATCCACGCGTCGAGAGCCTTGTTCCGTTCTTCTGCGTAGTCGATAATAACTGGCGACCCGTCGTCGCCGCGTTGAGTGAAGATAACAGAAGTTGCATCTCTAAATCCTATGTCCCACCAAGTCTGGACTTGCTTGCGTGGGTCGTGGGGGAATTGGCCAATGCGGCCTTCCTCTTCTGCGACATTAAGTTCGCTCGTATAGAACGCGCCTTCCATCCCAGCTTCGAACGAACAGAAGTACTCTTGAAGAATCTTTTCCTCAGACATGCCCTCAGCACGTTCTTCTGCAATGATTTCTGGTCCAATAACGTGAGTACCATCGGGCCGGAAGGTGTCGTCGACTGTAAGCATCGAGGCGAACCACCTAGGATTACCCTTAGCCATGTCGAAAAGTTTCTTCCCGTGGTTTTTACCACGAGGGGTATAAATGAAGAGCGCCCAGCCGCCATTCTCCGCAAGGATCGGACGAATATAGTCCCACGCCTTAGGGTCGGCAACCGCGAACTCCGAAAATATGACTCCGACCGGGTTTGTACCAACGAGACTATCATAGTTGTCACTTCCGACCACCTGATAGATGCTTCCGTTGCGCATCCGGATTTGCATGTCGGAGTTGTTGATCGGGTTGTCCAGCGTACGCATTTCCTTGGGAAACGCTTGGTCGATCATACGCCTTCCGTCCCTGTCGATACCGTCCCATATTACCCTCCGGCCCTGTTTGAGGGTCGGCAACATATGCCATATGGTTCCCACACGCATTTGGGAAGAGACAGCTGACAACTGCAAGCAGCAGCTATCTTTTCCACCCCTTCGGTGCCAGACACAGCAGCCACGCTTGCGATCGAGACCCCCCTCAAACATATATTGAAAGAGGGGGGATTGGTAGTCTCGGGCGTCCCACTCATTCGGAAGACTCAGGGCCATCGGTTACTTGTTCCGTAGCCAATTTGGCCGTAGCGTCAAGTTCACTTTCGGTGGATTCCTCACCTTCCGTTTGGTCTGGGGAGCTTTTTTGGGCTTGCGCTTTGCCATCACGCTTCCTCATAGCCTTCTGAGCCAATTTGTTCGTCACCTTCCGGTGACTGTTTTTCCGCAGCGACATCTTCGTATTCTCCCTCAACAGTTATACCGAGTCTCCGGAGGTCAACATTGATAGTTAACCCACCAGCGACTACTTCTGGAACGGTAAAGCCGCTATGCTTAGACATCAATTCGAGTGCCTTACCATATGCGGCCATGTTTGTGATCTTTCCGGAGACTTGTCCACCGTCTCTGTCAAGAGCGTGTACTGGTACGTCACCTCTTGCCCTCGGGAGATACCTATGAAGTAACTCATATTGAACCATATCCCGAGTAATGAGAGACTCAGCAGCAAGTTCATCACCGAGAAGATTAATAAACCGGGCAATTTTCGGGTTACGGAGAAGCTTGACACCAGCATCAGCACTACGCTCGACAGCAACGCTTGCCCTACGATGATCGTAGTCAACAAGGTACTCATAGCAAAACATCCTTTCCTGAGCGTTAAGTGCCTGTTCGGCTACTTTCAACTCGTTCGGTTCGGCTTGCTGCGACGATTCGTCCGTCAATGCGAGTTCTTGCTCGGCCAATGTCCTTCATCCTTTCGTCAAGCATAAACTTGCGCTCCTCTAAGGCCTGAGGCTTAGCTGCTTCGACTAAAGTCAAAGGCGGCAAATCTCTGAAGATCGATGGGCGCATGATTCTGTGAGTATACCACACCCGAGGGGGTCCTGTCAAGTCTCGGAAGGCATCGATCCGAGGAACGTGCAACCGCTCTGCTTGAACGCATAACTTCCGATTCTTCTTTTTTGGCGCGCATGCGCGTTTTTCTGTATAGGG